CAATACTAAGAGTAATATCAGCTGGAGAAATAGCCGTAGAGGAGCTTATTAAGGTTGCAGAAGAGGGTATTATAACAGGACATCCAGATGATGACTTAGCAGCTGACAGATTGAAAAATGCAGCAGCTACAAAGAAACTAGCGATATTCGATGCATTTGAAATATTGCAACGGATAGAAAATGAAAGAGAGAAGTTAAATGGCGAGACAGAGTCTAAAGAAAGTAAAGGAAAAGATACAGGATTCCAAAGCTTTGCAGAATCTAGAGGACGAAAGTCTTAACCTTATAAGATTTGTCGATCATATTGATCAAAAAGTAAGAGACAAATTAAATAAAGATAATGCTTGGAAGTATGGTTATAACCCTGAGCATGACGTAATTGTCATCAGTAAAACTGGTAAAATTGGCGAGGTAGTAGAGATACAAAATCTAAAAATAGCATTACCTTTGCAGCCGAAAAAAGTATACCAAAGAAGTGATGACAAATCAAAACAGTATTGGGAACCATCCGAGTATCCAAAAGAACTACAAAAGATCAAGACCATATTCCAGTGGAATGAGTACCCAAATGCATTCAAAGAGTCATGGGTCGATTACATTGAAGATGAGTTTGAAAGAAGAGAGAATGGTTATTGGTTTAAAAATAATGGTGTTCCTACTTATATCACTGGCACTCACTACATGTACTTACAGTGGACAAAGATCGATGTTGGGAAGCCAGAGTTCAGAGAATCAAACAGAATATTCTTTATTTTCTGGGAAGCCTGTAAAGCCGACAACAGATGTTATGGTATGTGCTATCTCAAAAATAGACGAAGTGGATTTAGTTTCATGTCGTCAGGAGAAATCGTCAACCTCGCTACAATTACTTCAGATGCCAGATTTGGTATTTTATCTAAGTCAGGAGCCGATGCAAAAAAAATGTTCACCGATAAGGTCGTTCCAATATCAACGAACTATCCTTTTTTCTTCAAGCCTATCCAAGATGGTATGGATAGACCAAAAACAGAACTGGCATATAGGGTGCCTGCATCAAAGCTCACCAGAAGATCTATTGCGGACACAGAAAATGAAGAGACGCTTACAGGACTCGATACAACAATTGACTGGAAGAACACTGGAGATAACTCCTACGATGGTGAAAAATTACGACTCCTTGTCCACGATGAATCTGGAAAATGGGAACGTCCAGATAATATCCTCAACAACTGGCGTGTCACTAAAACTACACTAAGATTAGGTCGTAGGATTATAGGTAAGTGTCTTATGGGATCTACCTGTAACGCAAGGGACAAGGGTGGTGACAATTTTAAAAAGCTTTACGAAGATTCTAATGTATTAGAGCGTAACTCTAATGGACAGACTAAGAGTGGTATGTATAGTTTGTTTATACCCATGGAATGGAATATGGAAGGTTTTATAGATGCATACGGTCATCCTGTATTCCATACACCAGAGACTCCAATATTAGATGCTTATGATGAGTACATATACCAGGGTGTATTAGATTATTGGAACAACGAGGTTGATTCACTAAAGAATGATCCTGATGCACTCAACGAATTTTACAGACAGTTTCCTAGAACAGAAAGCCACGCATTTAGAGACGAGGCACAAAATAGTCTATTTAACCTAACTAGGATATACGAACAAATAGATTACAATGACAGTCTAGAAGGGCAGCGTGTTATTCAAAAAGGAAACTTTTCTTGGAAGGGTGGAGTTAGGGACACTGAAGTTGTATGGACACCAGACAGAAATGGATCGTTTCATATAAGCTGGATACCTGATCAAAAGCTAAGAAACAACGTAGTAAAAAGGAACGGTCTATTTTATCCAGGAAACGAACATATAGGTTCTTTTGGATGTGACTCATATGATATCTCTGGAGTAGTTGGAGGAGGCGGTTCTAAGGGTTCTTTGCATGGTCTTACTAAAATGAATTTAGAAGCCCCCTCGGACGTTTTCTTCTTAGAATATATATCAAGACCACAAACTGCCGAGATCTTCTATGAGAATGTCTTAATGAGCCTCGTATTCTATGGTATGCCTATACTTGTCGAGAACAACAAGCCAAGGCTTTTATATTACCTAAAAAGCAGAGGTTATAGAGCGTTCTCTGTTTCCAGACCAGATAAACATAGAATGGACTTATCGAAAGCAGAAAAGGAATTAGGTGGAATACCTTCTTCAAGCTCTGTTATTTCTATTCACGCTGAGGCGATTGAGTCTTACATAAATCAGTATGTAGGGCTAACCGAGGATACTATGGGTAAGATGTATTTTAACAGGACTTTATTGGACTGGGCAAATTATGATATTAATAAACGAACTAAGTTTGATGCAACGGTAAGTTCAGGATTGGCAATCATGGCTAACAACAAGTATGTGGCTAAACCTGCCAAAAACAATAACGAAATAAACATTACCTTTGCAAAGTACAACAATAATGGTCGACTTAGTACAATAAGAGATTAAATATGAACGGAACTAAACACCGTATGGCTGTTGGTATACCTGACCCTTTAGTGACTGATTCTAAGAAGTCAGGAAAGGAGTTTGGACTAAGAGTTGGGCGAGCTATAGAAGAAGAGTGGTTTAGAAAAAGCTCTGGCACATCTAGGTTTGTCAACAATAGAGATGGATACCACAGACTAAGACAATATGCTATGGGTGAGCAGTCTGTAAAAAAATACAAAGACGAGCTTGCAGTAAATGGAGACATATCTTATATGAACCTCGATTGGACTCCCATTCCAATCATTCCTAAATTTGTTGACATAGTTGTAAATGGTATGTCAGATAGGTTGTACGATGTAAGAGCAGAGGCAGTTGACCCTGTATCTTCAAACAAAAAAGCCATTTACAAAAATCGTATTGCAACAGAAATGCAAAACAGAGAGGAGTATCTAGAAATGCAAGATATCCTTGGTGCAAAAATGTTTACTAACGATCCTGAAAATCTTCCAGAGACAGAAGATGAACTAGAGTTACATATGATAACTGAGTTCAAGGACGATATTGAAATTGCAGAAGAAAAGTCTATAGAGACTGTGTTTAAGACAAATAGTTACGAACACCTTAAAACCAGAATAGATACAGACGCTACTGTTCTCGGCATATCTGCGGTCAAACATAGTTTCAATTTACATGACGGAATCAAATTAGAGTATGTAGATCCACAAAATCTTATATGGAGTCCTACTGAGGATCCTAAGTTTGAGGACTGCTACTATTTTGGAGAAGTTAAAAATGTAAGCATTACAGAGCTTAAAAAGATTGATCCTACATTAAGTAAGGAGCAAATGGAAGAAATTGCCAAGCTATCTTCTAAGGCAGATGTTTACCCTGGAATCAGACACACATTTAACACAGATAACTTTGACAAAAGTACAGTAACATTATTATATTTCTGTTACAAAACGGACAAGAGCATCGTATACAAGAAAAAGAAAACCGCTTACGGAGGAGATAAGGTTATAAAGAAAGACGATCAGTTTGCCTCACCAAAAACAGACCAAGCTAAATTTGAAAAACTTTCTAAAAAAATTGACGTATGGTACGAAGGTGTTCTTGTTCTAAACACACACTACATTCTCAAGTGGGAATTGATGAAAAACATGGTGAGACCAAAATCAGCAGTACAGAAGGTGTATGCTCCTTACGTTGTAAGTGCTCCAAAAATGTACAGAGGTCAGATTGACTCACTAGTAAAAAGAATGATTCCGTTTGCTGATCAGATTCAGTTGACGCACATGAAGTTACAACAAATAGTATCTAAGATGATTCCTGATGGAGTGTATTTAGATATTGATGGATTGTCTTCTATAAATTTAGGTAACGGTTCAACATATACACCTCAAGAGGCATTAAACCTTTTCTTCCAAACAGGGTCTGTTATAGGTAGAAGTTATACAGAAGAGGGTGAATATAATCACGGAAAGATTCCTGTACAAGAACTTACTTCAAGCGGTGCGAACAACAAAATATCTTCATTAGTAAGCTATTACAACTACACGCTAGGAATGCTTAGATCAGTTACTGGTCTTAATGAAGCAAGAGATGGCTCTACGCCAGATCCAAATTCTTTAGTGGGATTACAGAAGTTAGCTGCACTCAACTCTAACACAGCTACTAGACACGTATTACATTCTGGTATTTTCACCACTCAAAGATTAGCAGAGTGTGTGGCATACAGAATATCTGATGTTTTAGAATATTCTGACTTTAGAGAAGACTTTATAAAGGCAGTAGGAAAATCCAGCGTAGAACTTATGCAGGAAATTAGAGAACTGCACCTACATGACTTCGGCATATTCATTGAACTACATCCAGACGAAGAGGAGAAGCAGGTGCTTGAGCAAAATATTCAAGCTGCTTTAAGTGCTGGTAAGGTAGATATTGATGACGTTATTGATGTTAGAAGCATTAAAAATGTTAAGATAGCATCTCAATTACTAAAAGTAAGAAAAAGAAGAAAAGAAAAGCTGGATCAAAAGAAACAGCAAGAAAACATGGCAATGCAAGCTCAAGCAAACCAAGAAGCACAAATGGCTACAGAAGCCAAGAAGCAGGAGGGGAGAATGCGTGAGCTAGAAATGGAGGCTCAGATATTGAAGTTGAAGAATGATTATGATTTAGCTAAAATGGACAAAGAGCTACAGGCTAAAATGTTATTGTTGCAGAAACAAGCAGAGTTGCAAAATGGGAAAGTTATTGCAGATGCATCAATTCAATTAGGCAAAGAACAATATAAGGAAGATAGAAAAGATAAGCGTACAGAAAAGCAGGCTACGCAACAATCTCAACTTATAAGTCAAAGACAACAAGACTTAGATCCAATTGACTTTGATGGACAGGATGCGTTAGGGTCTGGTGCTCAGGGTCTTATGGGTCAATAATACTTAGTAACTTTGTACTCAATTAATTTAATTAAATTTCAATAAAATGGCAGAAGAGGTAGATTTCAAGTTAACTCCTTTGGATGACAATGGTGATCCAATTGAAACAAATATAGAACAAAATGTACAACAAGAAGAAGTCAGTGAACAAGTCGAAGAGCAAGCCGAAGAGCAAGCCCAAGAAGAAGTAGTTGAAACTCAAGCACAAGAGGTAGAAGAACCTACTGTTGCTACTGAAAATATTACTGAGGAGCCTGAAGCACAAGTAGAGGTTTCGGAAGTTTCTCAAGAGGTTGATGAAAATCAACCGCAATTAAGTGATGCTGATTTGTTAAGTATCTTGAAAGAAAGATACGATGCACAAGGAGAGTCACTACAAGACGTTCTTTCAAATAACGAAAAATCTGAAAACATTGAGTTAACAGATGATGTGAAAAAGTTCTTAGAGTATCAAAAAGATACAGGTAGAGGGCTTCAAGATTTTTTACGTGCACAGCGTGACGTAGCATCTTTATCAGATGTAGAATCGTTAACTGAGTACTATAAGGATACTAAACCACATTTATCTGCTGACGATATAAGCTATCTAATTTCTGAAAACTATTCTTTTGATGAAACATTAGATGATGAAAAAGAAGTAAGAGCGAAAAAGATAGCTTTCAAAGATGAAGTGTACAAAGCGAAGCAACATTTGAATAGTATATCCGACAAGTATAAGGTTCCCCTTGGGTCAAGTGATGGAACTCCATTGTCGCAAGACGTTCAAGAAGCTGTTAGCTTTTATACTGAATATAAAGAGAACACAGAAAAGCAGAAACAACTGCAAGAGAATTACTCTAAAGTTTTCCGTGAGAAAACTGATCAGGTCTTTAACCAAGAATTCAAAGGTTTTGAGTTCAATGTTGGTGATAAGAAGCTGTTATTTAAAATCTCAAATGTTGATTCTGTTAAAAATTCTCAGTCTGACATCAATGACATGTTATCGACTTTTACGGACAAAGAAACAGGTGCTTTAGCTGACGGTATGAAATTTCATAAAGCAGCATTCGCATTAAAAAATCCAGACTTGATTGCTAAACTAGCATATCAACAAGGACTAGCGGATGCCACTAATGGTATTGTAAAGGAAACTAAAAACATCGATATGTCTGTAAGAGACAATAAAGACATGCAAACAAAAGGATCTAATTTCAAGGTCCTGTCAGGAGAGGATAATTTTTCAGGTGGTCTCAAATTTAAAAAAAGATAAAAACCTTAAAAACTATTTAAAATGGCTTTAACATTTTCTGGTGTTGCTGGTGCATTAACACCATCTCCAACCAAATCGACATTGTCGACTAACTATCTAGGTTCAAATATTGAGTTTACTTCTCAGTATTTACCTGAACTATATGAAAAAGAATTCGAAAAGTACGGTAATCGTACTGTGTCGTCTTTCTTACGCCAAGTAGGTGCTGAAATGCCTTTTGCTTCTGATGTTATTCAGTGGGCAGAACAAGGACGTTTACACCTTGCTGTGACAGGAGCAACTCGTGCTGCTGATGTAATTACTTCTACAGGACACCCTTTCCGTGCTGGACAAACTGTTATTGTTATTGACGGTGACGGTACTACAGAAAAAGGTATTATCCTTGATGATAGTGATTTGACTGCTGATACTTTTGCTGTAGCGTCTTATGAAAACTCTGCTATTGATGCAGCTATGGACACTACTGGATTAAAAGTATTTGCTTTTGGTTCTGAATTCAAAAAAGGAACTGCTGGAATGAAAGGAAGCTTAGAGGCTCCTAAAGACATCCT